GTCAGTTCAGGTCTCTCCTGGCCTGAGTATGGACTTCCAGACCTTTCTTCAGTTAAAGGCTATGAGCGAACGTTTCGTATCCGATATGAAGCAGTCGCAAAGCGCGCTGAATCTGGCTCCTTCTGGAGGCCAGGTGAGCGCGACTTTGTAAAACGACAAATTATGAGCTTGTATGGGGCTTTCATCATGGGACACCGCTCCCTGAAGAAAGTGGAACTAAAACATTGCCCTACAGACTCTTTTACAAGTTCCCGTTTCCGAAGCGTGTTTTTAAAATTCAAAGATTTTGTTATGGCAAATCCGCCTGAAATACAAGAATGTGAAGACCGAATGGCGTCTACTGACGCCGCCAACGCACCCCTTGGTGGATTTATCAAGGATGAGCCACATAGTGTTAAGAAGTTAGCAGAAGATGCATTGCGGACCATATTCTCTCGTGACCCGGCAGACCGGGTTCTTGAGATTCGCCTACAATGGGACTACTGCAAACGTGTTATCGCACAGTGGCGTACAAGACCCCTGAAAAACTCCTGGCCCAAATGGCATGATGGTGTTCAAGAGCTCTATCGGTATTTTGCCAGCGCAATTCCTGAGATCCTCTTCTATGAAGAAATGGATTTTCAGGGCTGGGATGAAAGAGTACCGGTTGAACTTGAAGATTTGGAGCAAGAAATCTACATGGAGACAAAGATGTATGATGACCCACTCGATCGAATTCGTGACCTAAACATGAATCGTGCCACAAATGGGAATTTCGTCATCGACCACACTGGTCACGTGTGGTGGTGCCCGAACCCGGGTATTTCGGGAAAATTTAAAACTGCCGTCGCCAATGGTAAAGAACACCTGATGGTGGAATTTATGCGTCTGTTTCGTTATTATGGCTTGGAACAAGCCGAGAAATGGAAAAGCTTTTTCTGCCCAGCAGTGGTTGGTGATGATGGTCTCAATGCGTGGGGTGTTAAGCCCCCACCATTGAGTTGGACAATGAGTTTTGTTGACTCTCTTGGCATGAAAATCAAAGAGGGCACGTACCGTGTGTCCCCTGATTTCATTGGCATGTCCTTCATTGGCGTGCGGTTCCTTCGCGGACCGTATGGTGAATTGACTCACACGCTGAAGTATGAACGTGCTCTTGCCAAGTTGCTGTTTTACCGTCGAGAGTGGAATGTCTATGAGACCGCCCAAGTCCTGGATGCGTTCCGAGCCGAGACCTTGCATAATTCAGAAGTTCAAAAATTCGTGTCGCTTGCGATGCAGAATTTAGACTTCTTTTGCGAGTCCCAAGGTTTGGAGCCAATCAGGTGGCGGCCCCAGATTGATATTCAAGCGCAGTATTGGATGCTGCATAGTCGTGGAACAACTATTCCCGACGGTGAAACAAAGAAAATTCAAGGACCTTCGTCTGTCTATTCGTTGATCAACGACATCGCGGACTGTAAAGTAAAACAGTTCAATAATTTTATTGACGCGTGTGTTGACGAATTTCAAGCAATGGCGAAACCAAAAACACAAGGCAGCTCAAGCCAGGCTAAGCCAAAGAGTGCCAAGTCGAAAGGCAAAGGCAAAGGCAAAGCCACTGGCCCAGCTGCAGCGGGGCCTTCCAGAATGGGATCCAAACGCGTTTCGGCGCCAGCGGTTTCCGGCGCTGTCATTAAGCGCTCTGGGGCCCAAACGACCTCAAGCTTTAAGTTCAGGGGTTCGGACTATTTCGGTTCTCTCGAGATTCCATCCGCACAAGCCAACGCCAATGGTACGGTCCTTCAGTGGACCCCGTTGAATCCGTTGACCCTGGGCAATGCCCGCCTTAAGCAGCTCGCCAAGATGTACCAAGACTACAAGGTGAAAAGCTTCCGCGTTCGGGGCAATCAAGCACAAGGAACAGGAGTGGGAGGCCTTATGGCGGCCTTCTTTGACACTGACGTGGCGCGGATTTCTTCCGCGCAGGGTGATCAAATGATCTCCTATGCCATGACGCATGCGAAAGCAGAAATGCGTCCAATTTGGACCGCACTTGAGACCATGAGTTGTCCTCTCGACAACAAGTGGCGGAAATGCAACTCTGGTGAAGGAGACCCACGCGAGAGCATCTTTGCGGTGCTCGTTTTCGTATTGGGTGTGCCACCTGCTGCAACGCAGTACCCGTTTGCACTCTACCAGCTCATGATCGACTATGAGATCGAGTTCAAGAACCCGGTGATTTTGGACACCAGCATCTCTGACACATCAACTACCATGTTGTTGCTCCCTCAGAGTGCCCGTCCCATCACCACGCCATTGCACGTGGTAAGCCCGGCAATGCCTTACAACGTCGGGGTAGCTATTGTGCAGAACCCAGGGTCTTCGGACCTAACCCCAGGTGGTGTTTACTACATTGCGCTTGATCAGACTGTCAAAGGAGGAGCTTGCCTCTTCCGTTCGTTTGACGCGGCGTACACCAACCAAGCAGCAACTGGAAATACTGCAGCCGTACAGGTTGCATGGATTTCTGGTGGAGCTGGTGGTGCCACCCTGGATGTCACGCCTGTTACGGCCCCATTTGCCGACTTGAACGCTGACGGAGCAGCTCTGTCCACATTGGCAGGTACTCAAGCTCCTGGTTCGATGAATGACGATGAAGGTCGAGAGGTTGTGTTGTCTTCTCAAGACACTGGCTCAGGCACGAATATCTTTGAGGATATCCTGGGCCGACTGCCTAATGCAGTCCAATTTGGTGAGATGGTTGAAGGCCATTTGCAGGGTGGTGCTGCGAATCAAGGGTTTTCTGTTGGATTTAACACCGATTTCGGTGCCGGCAACCCCTCGGTTTCTGAGCCCATCATCATGGAACCGCTCACCGCGACGTTTGCGTCTCTGGTTAATGATCCCATTTACCAGACATTAGCACGCACGTCAACCACTGCCATTGTCCCAGGTTTTTGGAACATGTTTACAAAACTGGGTTCGATCATTGGTGGTGAAATTTCTGGCTGGTCTGGCGGGACTGGAATTCTCCGAACGATTATCAATGCCATCAGGCAAAGAAAGTCGAACCCACCATCAACCGTTTTCTTGAGCAATCCTGACAACGTGAAGATGTTGGCTTTGGAACCCCACGAACGTTGGCTTCGTATGCCAAAACAAGAGGCCTTTCGACAGGCCGCAAAACTTGGTATCCTCGAGTGGAAAGAATTCTATGTGAACTTCCGCAATGAAAAGCTTACCTACAAGCGTGCATTTGTGCACGGGTCACTGCTTCTGGTGCCCTCAGAAAAATCAGAAAGCGAAATCCAGGATGAATGCCATAACATTCAGGCTCTAGGCCTTGGTCTTAAGAGACTCGCTTTGCAAGACGATTTTCGTTCTCGTGGAGTATCCAGCAATGGAAGCACCACGGGCGATTTCGTTGACGTTCAACGTCAGCTTGTTCTCCCTGAGCCCGTCGATTCTGGCGCAGCTGTGGTGAGGCCTCCGGCCCCACAAGCTAGAGCTGACCTTGTCCAAGGTCAGCCCACGCGGTTTTTCCGCGTGTGATTTCTTTATTTTTAATTAATGAAATGGACACAGATCATTTTGAGCAACCCGGTGGTGAACCTGAAAGGGAGTCTAAACTAGGGGGCGTGATGCCCCCCCTCAACTTGAGTGTCCTAAAATTAGGGCCAATTGTCGCCTAGGTCGGCGTCGCAGAGTTAAGTAGAGACTAACTCACAAATTGAACCCCCTGCTGGCCGGTAAGGAAAGACCAGATATGCTGTTAGGCTGATACTTCTTCGGGGGAGGGAGGAAAGCTGAGCAGTGAGCGAGAAAACGCTTCCCAAATAACCTAGGACAGTACGTGAG